TCTCCCCCTGTGGCGGGTTTCCCCTATTTGGTGACTCACACGATGAGTCAAGTCACGGTGACGTAGTTCATGGAATAAGTGAATTGTTCCACTGTGGGAGGCAGGAGAGCTGCCACCCCATCCATGTCACCATGTCTTACACACGTTTCAATAGCCAATTGTGTATTGATCGACACGCCAAAGCGTTGAGCGAACAATTCCCGTGTGTCAGGCTTAGGGTTGAACTCAGGCACATCCTTTACATCGGGAAGGGCGGTCTTGTAACCGTCCATCACAAATCTAGGATGTACATGCGACGTGGCCTTGAGCGCCTCTCTGGCAAATGCCCCAATTATCGGACACTGGGGTGTTTCATAGACACAAGAGAGGGCCTTGGCACGCAATAACTCGTCCATTATCTTCGGTCCAGCATTGATGAACGACTGAGTCCAGCCAAACCCCATCAAGAACTTCCTAGGGTCGCGAATAATTTCGCCGGAATCCGCGAATACCATTCCACAGAATGAAGCCTTGCAGGGGTCATCTAACTCCTTAATTTCGATAGTGAACCCAAGCTCCTCGTAGTCTTGCTTTGTGAGTTCAAAATCGGTACAGAATATGCCATCATCACCCTCAACGTAGCCCTCTAGATTCCCACCTTTGCGATGGGCTATAAATTTGGCTAACATGAGGTTGGTGAAGCCATTTCCCAGCGAAGTGCACATGTCACCCGACATTCTCCTGCCCCGGGTTTCAACATGAACTCCAGTCCGAGTGCGCATCCGGTTTGTGCCCTTTATGACAGAACACAAAAATTCAACGTCACTGTCCCACGACAAACAATGCCTATACAGCTCACACTCACACACTTCCATAAGCGCGGGTGTGAAATGACTTTCATAGGCTTTAAAGTCTGTCGAATAGTAACGCCGACCGGCGGCCTTGAGAGATGCCACGTAACTGGGTCTCTCTGGTACGGGAATGTGTTTTATAAACTCAGAGAGTTCATAAACCACTTCTTCAATGGCTTTGAACCTGGGTCCTGACCACACCTTGAAAGCATCATGTCTACTATTGATGATACGGGCGTGCTTCCAGGTGTCATAGAACTCAGATTTGGCGAAAGAATCAATGTGAGAGCACTGCTTCTTAGTCGGTCTGCCTCCATTCAACTTATCGAAGGCCTCGATTAATTGATTCTTCCTTTCTGTAGTATAAGGAGCATCCTCCAGCCACTCAATAAATTCAATTCTACGGGCTTTCCGCACAAATAAAAGTAAATACTGTCGAACAAATGCGCGGAATTCCTCAAGTATTCCACCTATAGGCTTAGGTAGGTCCCGACACAGGCGTTGGCGAAACGCACATTCAATCGTATTGGGATCATTCGTGTCTAAGCAAATGGGTGAATAACCAGGCACTGAAAATTTATTGAGACGTCTATACATCCTCCTACGCTGCCTCCTAACACCAGGTAAGTGTACCTTGCCACGTTCTTCTATTTTTTCAAAATAGTCGGAATGTGGCTGCTGAAGGGGTGTTTCACTGACGCGGGCGCCTTCAGCATACACTTTTCTATCAGTGGTGTAAGGATTTACCGGGGCCGCCGAAGCGAGGCGGCCCCCTCCCAGAAAAAATTCGATGTGTCCAACAAATGTTCTACTACTAATTCAGAACCAGCAATAAACTTGATGGCGTCAAAATCTGGAATGGGCAGAGAGGCTAACTGTCTAATCTTCTGTCGAAGAGTAGATCTAGCTGCAACAGGATTCGTGCCACGATCATAACTACTAAGCACAGCAGATACAATATGCGGAATATAACTAATCGTTCGAGTTTCAATTGGACCCAATGACCGATACGCCACAATCACTGCAACAATCATTATAATCAATGACAAGCTAACAATGCTAATGGAATAATTTTGGCCAAATTTATAATAATTGGATATCCAAATTCTCTTCATTAATGCTGCTTGATCAATGGGTGGAGGTAATGGAGAACCAGGTCCACAAGCAGCTTGAAACTCAATGAATACAGAGTGAGCCTCTGGTGCATTTCTATTCCGTGGATTGTCGGGGTGTAACTCTGCCATCCTGCGCCTGTACGCGGACGGAGTGGTATACTTCCAACATTCAAATTGGTACCAGGGATGTTTCAACTCTGGTATATCTACTGTTGTGTCCACTCCTACACAAGAATACGTATATGTAGTGAACAACATTGACAAAGCAATCAAACACGCACAAATAATACGGCGTCGAGCCCAACGGGCAAAGTACCGATGACTAAATTCACAAACTCTGAGTCCATGTTGAAGCTCCTGGACGTTTCTGAATTGAGCCAGACGGCGCTCGCCCGCATAAGGCAGGACGTGCTCGCTGAACACGAGATTGAAGGGGCGTGGATTGGTATGATCAACGCGATGCCCGACCAACTTGGACATTATTTTAGCCATGTCTTCACGACTAATTTTATGCCCATCTAGTGCATGGTCGGGAACCGCTACTGGCACATCACCTCGAGGAGGTGCTGGAGGTCGTGCAGGGGGTGGCAAGGGAGGTGGGGGTGGCCCTGGCGGAACTGGGGGAGGCCCCCCTGGTGGGCCACCATGTCCTGGGGGCCCGCCAGGGGGCCCCATTGGGGGACCACCACGGACGGGGGCCTGGCCGCCACCTTGAGAACCATTTCCCTGCACGAGGGGGCCTGCTGCATTACGGGCCGCTCCCTGGGCCCTAAGGGGTGCCGATGCAGCTCGGCTAGTGGGGTGGTTGGGCAATTTGGCCTTGCCTTTTTCTGGGGTTGGACTCATGATTGGGGCACTCGAGCCTTCATTCACAAGCAATCCCATAGCAACCAGGTCAGAGGTGAGACGATCTTCACCTTTTACAGGTGCGGGCTCTGACTTCCCCGTGTCGGGTGGGAGTGGTAGATGACGGAGATCAGGGTGAAAACCAATCACCATTTTCCCACTCTTGGTCAACGTACAATTGTCCAGTTTGAGGTGACACTTGGGACACTCCGCATGTGGATTCTTAGACTGCGTAGCTGAGCCACAAACCCGACTACCGGCATATAGACACTTAATGGCGACGGCCTTCTGATATGAATCCATGCTCTGAAAGTCAGGTCCGGGGTTTTGCTCAACACCGGACCGGATTAACATGGCTTGGATCATGCGCTTCAAGGCACGTGAGTCACCATTAAATGAAGGATCCTTGACCTGTTCTACAGGCACGCTGGGGAGCGCACCCGTCCTCTTGAACTTAGCGACAGCTGAGGCTAAGTTAAAGGAGGATAATTGGGCCTTGGATTGATGCTTTTTAATATGAACTTTCCATGGTATGTGGGGTGCATGAGGTGCACTGTGGACCTGCTGCAACCCTTCACTTCGTTCGAAGTTCATCTGCCGGTGGCTGACCCCCTCGGTTCCAGCCATGATGCGGGCCCTCCTTGCCTGGGTCCTCATCAACGCATCTCGTTCTGCACCCGTGGCTTTACTGAAATTTCCACGAACACCCCGGAGTGCAAACGACTTGGCGCGGGACTTCTCATACTTTGCTCTATCCCGCGCCACCCCTTGCCGCTGTGCGGCGTACCGATTGTTAGCATCGGCCTCTTCTTCAAAGTCAATTTGTTCTTGACTAACGACAGAGGACTGTCCGCGCTTGCCCCGGCTATGACGCCTATTTGGATTTGGGGCAAAGGTAACCTTGTATTTTTCCGTAATGCTAAAGATTAGCTAGAGTCCGCATTATAGCCCTAGCCTCTGGCCGATTGAGGTCGCAGTCTGCGTTGTCCCAACTCACCAGAATGGGAATAAAAGAGGTCAAGTTAATGACCTGGAAATACCC